CTTTCTTCCTCCCAACTTAACTTGGCTTTTTCTAAGGCTTCTCCTAGTTTCTTTTCGGTATCTCTTAAACTAGCTGCTTCTTCAAAGCGTTGGCTTTTCACCACTCTATTTTTCTCGTTCTTAACTTCTTCAATTTGTTTTTCTAAATCAACAATATCCAAAGGCACATTAATATTTTTCAAATGCACTCTTGCACCCACTTCATCTAATACATCAATGGCTTTGTCTGGAAGTAAACGGTCGGTCATATAACGGTCGCTTAATTTCACACAAGCTTCAATGGCTTCTTGATCGTATACGACGCTATGATAATCCTCGTATTTAGATTTGATATTATTTAAGATAATAATAGTATCGGCTACACTAGGTGGCTCAATAATTACTTTTTGGAAACGTCTATCTAAGGCACCATCTTTTTCAATGTGCATTCTGTATTCATCTAAAGTAGATGCACCAATACATTGTAATTCTCCACGCGCTAAGGCTGGCTTAAAAATATTAGAAGCGTCTAAGGAACCACTTGCTCCACCAGCACCTACAATAGTATGTATTTCATCAATAAATAAAATAACGTCTCTGTTTTTTTCAAGCTCATTCATAATGGCCTTCATACGCTCTTCAAACTGTCCTCTGTATTTAGTACCTGCAACTAGTGCTGCTAAGTCTAAAGAAATAACACGCTTATCAAATAATACACGGCTTACTTTTCTTTGTACAATACGAAGGGCTAAACCTTCAACAATGGCTGTCTTACCCACACCCGGCTCCCCTATTAAAATGGGATTATTCTTTTTTCTTCTGCTTAAAATTTGACTAACTCTTTCTATTTCTGTACTGTCTGTAGTAAAATAAATTTTATTAACTAAATAATAGTCATTTGGTAAATCAAATTGATTTAAAATAGGAGTATAACTGCTTGTTAAAGAAAAGCTATCTACAACTTCTACGAGTCCCTTTACAATATCAGCATATCCGCTTCCTGAAACTCTAGCATTTTGCTTTACAATCCAATTGTTATATTCATAAAAATAATCTTCAAATATGTCTAATTGAGCTTGTTTTGCATATAAATTAAAGTCACTAGGGGTTATATACCCATAGTTGTTTTTGTTTGCAATTGAAAGAACAGTTGCTCTTACTGTATTTATAATAGATGCCATTGATAATCCTTTTCACAAATATACAAAAAAAAAGAGGCTTGAATAATCAAAGCCCCTTTTTGGAAATAGTTAGTAGTTTGCTATTAATCTAACTTTGAATCTAATATCCTTAAAACCTCCAATCCTTCGTCACTTTGAAGAAACGAAGCTAATATAAATAATGGGTCTTCTCCATAAGGAACTGTCAATAATTTATTTTTATTACCAGCTATATTGTAGTAAACATCTTTTTTGTTTTTAAGAATCAAAAGATTTTGACTAAAAAATTTAGCGCATTTGTTTTGAAGACGCAATAAAGGATCATTTAAAGCCTCCATAAAATCATTAGGATATTGTTTTGCAAATAATCTAACATCTCTTTTTAATTCAGAAGAAGTTAAATTATCTACTCTTAAACCTATTACAACTCTTGCAACAGTTTCTAGCATTTCAATATCTAATTCTTTTGCTGACATTTGAGCATCTAGAGCTAAATCTAAATAATCTACATCAGAACTAGCATCCTTTTCTTTGTCAACTTCTACAAACATATGACCTAAACCTGGATGGTGTGCTAAGAATTTTTGTAGTATTTGATTTTCTTTTGGAACAAATAATAGTCCATCTTCAAACACAATTGGTTCTAAGATTACATTTTTATCTTGCTCATCCTCAAATATACTTTTTTGATTTTTAGAATATCTTAAAGCTCTATTTACTCCTGTTTCTTCATCAAACCATAAAAGAGATTTTCTTTTAGTGTTTCTAGATGGTATAGAGTAACTTAATGGAGCTTGATTTTTAGTTAATTTGTAAGCTTTGTTTACAAAAGATTTTTTTTTGTGTTTTACTGCGTTTGTGGGTTTTTTTGCAGCAATAGTTTTTTTTGAAGTTGTCATTTGATTTAAATTTAATTTGATTTATAATTAAAAGGCTCAACATTAAGCTGAGCCTTTTAGTATTAATTACTTCTAGTTATTGAAAATAAAGAAGTTGTTAGCACCTAAAGTACATAGAGCTCTTTCTGATAAGAAGTTTACTTCCATCGCATCTAAATTCGATGTAGCAGCTCCTCCAGCTGAACCTGTAATCCAAGTTTTGTAACGTCTGTCTTCAGTTTCTGAAGCTCTGTATCGAACATGCAAGAATGGTCTCTTAGCGTTCTTTCCAAGAACTTGGTCGTATACAGTTGTAGAACCTGCAGGAACTAATATTCCATTTATAGCTCCACCAACGATATCACCGCGCATTGTCGGATCGTTTAGGTATTTCCAATCAGTTTTGTAAAAGTCGTAACCTCTACGGAAACCTGAAAAACCTAAATTAAGTGCCATTTCTTCATCATTGTCAAAAAGACCGTAAGAAGTTCCACCTGCTCCGTAAGAATTTTGAGCAGCTAACATATCATCGATATCAAATCCAAAGTCTCTATTTAAGAAAATTACATTCTCTTCAATAGAACCTTGCTTATCTAAACGCGAAATGATTGCATCAAAATCTGCTAAAGCATTAGGGTTTCCACCTGCCCACACATTTCCTCTTTGCTCAACAACATAGAAAAGTCCTTCAGAACCTTTATTACCTACACCAGAGGCAACACCTTCTACAATTGCAGCTGCTCCACCACCTGCTTCCGCTGGTACTGCTTCAACCATTGCTGTTTCAAGATAATCTTCAAAACGTAAACGAGTTTCGTGCTCAGACTTCATGTACCATAAGAATCCAGTTGCACCGTTTTCTGTAGTTACTTCAATCCATCCAATTTGTGCCATATCTGAACCTGATACTGCGTAACGGTCTTTAATGATAATTGGAGAGTTTTCAAAGATTGAATCATCAGCCTCTAATTGACCTTGCATTCCGATAGAACCTTTTTGAAATTCTGAACCATAAATGAATAATGAACACACAACTGCTGCTGCCATTGTTTGTCCTCCTGCTTCGTAATAAGCAACATCAATTGTACCTGCTGCAGTATCTACTGCTGTTACAATTGCTTTGTTACTATTTGTAGAGGCTGCTGTACTGTCAGATAACATAATTGTTTGACCAACACGAATAGCAATAGAACCAGAACCTGGTACTAATACGTCTCCAATTGTCAAAGTAGCTATATCTTGACCAGCTGCTGCTGCTGAAGTTACATTTGTGTACTTTGTGTGTAATCTTCCTTGCTCTGCCCATTTGATAAGGTCTGAGTTAGAAGGCATTTCAGCGCCTACCATTCTTAAGAATGATGCTACTGATCGATTACCATATCTTTCAAATTCTTTTTCATAAGTATCCGGGAGATACTGATTTAAGAAATCAAAGTTTGTAATATAGTTTGTTTGTAATAAGACTTGCTCCGAACTTGGTTGCAAATCAAAACCTGGGGTTGCTTGAACTGATCCTGCCATGATTTTATTTTTTTTAAATTATTTATTTATTTTTATTGCTTCTTATCCTTAAGCCTTTACCGTTATTGTTGCTAATTGCTCTAGCTTTAAATCCTGTATCACCAATTTTTTGTGGCGTAGTTCTGACATTCATGTTGATGTTTTTACTTTTTTTAGTAATATCACCTACACCATCTGCCTTACCTTGCTCGTAAAAATACTTAGCAAAACGTTCAGGATCCATAGCAGCACTTAATGCTCTATGCCAGCCTTGTGCATCTGAAATCAAACCATCTTCCCCAATATATTTTCCTATAAAATTATTTAGGTTTATTTGTTTAGATTTCATTTCCTGAGCATCTCCATAAGAATAACCTATTTTTTTATCTCCTATTTCGAACTCAAAACCTTTGAATTCAGGATTAAAAACTTCGTTTGTTCTTTTTTCAAAATACTCATTCTTTTTTCTATTAGCTTCTTCAATAGTTTTAGACTCTTGAATATAACTTTTATAAGCATCAAGCTCTTTTTGAATTTCATCAGAAATAGTTTTCCCACTTGACTCAAGAGGAACACTATATTTTTCTTTAAAATCATTAAGATACTTTTTTGCTTTAGAAAGTTCTCTTTTTTTAGCTATATTTTTCTTTTTAATTTCAGACTCATCATCTATATCTTCATCGTATGAAAATTTAGATTCCATTAAATAATGAATA